AAGGCCTCCTCGTCGGTCAGGAAGGCGCCGTTTCGGAAGAGGTTGAAGTCGACCGCGAGGCGGTCGAGGTGACGGCTGTTCGAGGTCCACGAACGCCCGGTCTGGAGGTAGAGCTCCTGTAGCTCCTGCGGCCGCCAGACCTCGCCAAAGGTAAGGCGGAAGCCCAGGGACTCGGCGTGCTGGATAAGCAGCGCAACATCGTGCGTGAACTCGTGCTGCGCTTGGGTAAGCGCGCTCACCGGTTATGGCCCCACGTACACCAGGTCTGAACTCTTGGAGCGGGAGTCCTTCACGACGCCCGGCGTGGCGAGGCCCTTCACACAGTCGACTGCGGCCGCACTACCGACCTCGGCGGCGCAGATCGCGAGCGCGCCGGCGACGTGCGGAGTCGCCATGGAGGTGCCGGACATTGTCGCCTCGCCGCCGCCAGGGCGCGCGGAGACGATGTCCAGCCCCGGGGCCCAGAGGTCGATGATCCCCGTGCAGCTCCTGTCGGTGGAGGAGAAGAAGGCCCGGGCGTCGCTCGAATCGCTGGCGCCCACGGTGACGGCCTGGAGCACGCGCGCCGGCGAGCTGGCGCAGGCGCTGGACGCCTCGTCGTTCCCCGCGGCGACGGCGACTGGGATTCCGGCCGCGATCGCCCGGCAGACCGCCAGGTCGAGCGACTGCGACGGCGAGCCGCCGAGACTCATGCTGCCCACGCACGGCCGGCCCGAGGCCCGGCAGTTACCGACCATCATGTCGATGCCCCGGATGACATCGCTGTCGGAGCCGGAGCCCTGGTCGTTGAGCACCTTGACCGTGTGGAGTCGCGCCCCCTTGGCTACGCCCCAGCGGGCCGACCGTCCCGCGCTCGTTGCCGAGACGTGACAGCCATGCCCATGGCCGTCCCTACAGTTGCCCCCGGAGATGGCGGAGAGGCAATCCTCGGGCGCCTGCACGACACCGGCGTTGCGGCAGTCGCCGCCGGTGTCGATGGTCCACAGGTCGACACTCGCGCCGTCGCCGCGCGGCGCGTAGGCGCCGTCGAGCGGCAGGGTGCGCTGGTCGACCCGATCCTCACCCCAGTCGATCGAGACCGCCGGAGAGCCGCTCGCCGGCAGGGGATCGATGCTCTTGACCCCGTCACGCTCGACCAAGGCGACGCGCGGATCCCGCGCGAGCTCGGCGGCCAAGAATGCGGGAATCGCGACGCGGAACCCGCCCAGAATCGGGAGCAGGTCTTCGGCCGCGATCGCGACTCCGAGCGGCTCGGTCACGGCGCGCACGCCGGCCTCGAGCGCCTGGATGGAGCGCGCGCCGGCGGCCAGGCTCACGATGTAGCGCTCGACCTCGGCGGGGTGCTTCACCTGGAGCACCTTGCCGGCCGCGGCCGGCGGCGCCGCACAATCGAACGGGGTGAGTGGGGGGAGGTTCGAGCACCCGGAAGCCACGCAGAGCAGGGGGATCAGCAGTCGAGCCAGCGGTCGGAATCTCATGGCGTCGTTCCTTTCCCCGGTTCGACCGGGTGGGAGTCGAAGACCACCGGCTTGAGGCCGGAGTCGATGAGCTGGGAGAGCAGCGCCTTGTTCTGCTCGTCTTTCCGCTCGAGGCGCAGGGCCAGGCGCTTGTGCTCGGCCTCGATCACGGCGAGCGCCTTCTCGGCGATGTGGGCGCGCTCGATGGCCGCGTCCTTCTCGCCCTGGAGCCGCTTCACCTCCTCGAGGAGCAGCTCGCGGAGCTTGTCGCCGTCGTCGAGGATCTTCGCGGTGAGCTCGACGGGCTCGCGCTGCCGGCGGCCGCGCCACGTGCGGAACCAGTCGAGGAGCTTCAGGCCGACGGCGCCGCCGGCGAGCGCGCCGCCGAGCTTCGCGAGCTCGATCGCGGCCTCCGGCTCCATCCGCAGCAGGAGGAGGCGCTGCCCGGCGACCGCGGAGTGCACCGTCAGGTCCATCGTTCTCTCCTGGTCACCATGGGTTGTAGTCGTTTCCGCCGAGGCAGATCCAGAGGATCGTGTGCACGGGGATGGTGAAGAGGCTCGACTGGTACGCAAAACTCTGCGAGGCGATCCAGAGCTTCGTCAACTCGACCGGCTCGGTCACCGTTCCGATGTTGCTCCAGGTGAGGCCCCAGTTGTTCGACCAGAACAACGTGTAGGTGAGGCCCTGCCGGACGATCCTCTGGAGGACGATCTCCTCGGTGTTGCTGGTCTGGTCAGGCTGGGTCTGTGAGAGGTGCGCGTTGTTGGCCGTCGAGTTCATGCGGTACATCTGCCGCGTCTCGGCGTCGATCTGAATGCTGACGTAGGGCGAGTAGGTCGGCGCGGCGTAGGGCGAGGTGGTCGAGTTACTGAGCCAGACGCCGAAGTTCGTGCCGTTCTCCAGCGCGCCTGCGCTCGCCGCGATGGCCCACGTCACGCTCTGCCCGTCCGCCAGGGTGAGATCCTGGTACATCGTCACTTGGTTGGGCGACGCGGCGCTGTGGCGGTTCGGGCCACTCTGGAGCAGCATCACGCCGGGGAGCGTCGTCAGGTCGTACACCTCGATGGGCTGAGAAGTCCGGCGCAGCAGGTCCACCGTCCCCGCGTCGCCCTCGGTCACCACCCAGGGCGCGGTGAAGGCCCCGTCGAAGTCGTCGTCGCCTGCGTCCACCGTCGGCTTCGGTCCGAGCGGCCAGCCCGCGCCGCAGTGGCCCGAGAGATCGTCAGCCGCGAGCGGGCAGCAGGCGAGGGCGGCGGCGAGGAGGATGGCTGGTGCGCGCATGGTGGCTCCTTACGGGTTGAGCGGTGGAAAGGACACGGAATCGAGCAGGCGGAGGTAGTCGAAGCCCCAGACCATCGAAGGCGTCTCGTTGGCGGTCACTGCGACGACCGAGATCTGGTCGAAGGTCGTCACGCCGGTCTTCGTGCCGATGGGTAGCACGCCGCTCCACGCGCCGCCGATCCCGAAGGCTCCGCAGTAGTAGGCGTTTGTCGACTTCCAGATGACTAGCGTGTCCCACGCCACCGGGATCTCCTCGCCAAACGAGCCCGGCGAAGTGATCGAGGAGAGGCTCCCGTTGTTGTTCACGTCGCAGTAGATCGACGTCGCTGAGGTGCCCTTGTTGACGCAGGCCGAGACGTTCTCGTTCGAGTCCCCGGAGTTATAGATTTTGAGACAGACCGCGCCCTCGCCACCCGCGCTGATGTTGTTGTTGTCGGAGAGCACGCGACCGTAGAGCGTCGCGTCAGTTGCGACGGTCGCGGTCTTCTTGATGTAGACCCCTTGCCCGACGCTCTCATCGCTCTGCACGAGCACCCACCCGGGCCAGGTCGCGGTGTCATAAACCGGATTTCCGGTGAGCGACGCGACCGGCGCGATCGTGCCCGAGTCCGGCCCCGCCGTTCCGGCGTCGACCGAGAAGGCGTACCCCGAGCAAAGGCCCGAGGTGAATTCGCAGTCGTAGGTGCCCGGCGAGGCGGGTGGGTTGTGGATGCTTCGCGGCCGGTCGACGACTGCGGTGCAAGATTCCGCCGCGCCCGAGGCATCGACTCCGAGCGGGAAGCTCCCGGCCGAGCAGTTGGCTCCATTGGCGGCGAGCGCGGTCGCCGTGCCGGCGTTGCCGCTGGTGTTCGCTGCGTTGTTGGGGATGTCGGCTGAGACGAGCGCTCGGTATCCGGGCGCCGCGGCGCCGCCGCTCGTCGGCCCGGCGTAGACCGTGTTAGCCGTCTGCGTCGCCTCGGTGACAGCGAGGGTGCCCGAGGTCGTGACCGGAGAGCCGCTGACGGAGAACTCGGCGGGCATCGTCAGGCCGACGCTGGTGACCGTCCCCGAGCCTCCGGCCGCCGCGCACGCGGCCCAGGCGGGCGAGGCGTCGCCATCGCAGCAGCAGAGCGCAGGGGTCGAGCCTCCCGCCGTCGCGTCGCAGTCGGTCGCGCTCGACTCATTCATGAGCCAGAGCGTGAGCGGCTTGCCCGTTGAGCAGGTCGGGCGTTGCGTCGCATCCACACGGTCGATGGCGGGGTAGGCGGGAGCGGACGCGGCGAGCCAGAAGATCGCAGTGAAGATCAACGTCCAGATCAACAGGCCGAGCCAGGACGGGGCTTGGTAGGCGTGGCGGCGGCGAGCGTGAGCCATCACAACACCTCCTCGAACTCCAGCGCGCTAAGCGCACGACTGTACTCCGCGCTACGGGTGCCGTGGAAGCCCATCGCCATCTCAGGGTTGCGGAGGCTCCCGAACAGGGTCACGTTCTTACCCTCGGTAGCGTCGCCGGGGATCAACGAGACTGCGAAGGGCTTGAGCAGTCCGTGGCGCGCGATGAGCCGATCCATCAGCGTGTGCGCCTCCGTGGGGGTAAGCCACGCGAGGTTGAGCCGGACCACTCGACGCCCACGACGGCGCGAGCCGAACTGCCGCGAGCCGTCGGTGTACTGCTTCACGTCGGGAGACACGAAGCTAACGAGATCACCGGGCTGACAGTCGATGACTGCCGTGAACGACTCGCCCAGTGGCGAGCACCCCACCTGCACGTAAGGCACGGGGTCCGGGTACAGCATCGTGTCGAATGGGATGGTGCCTGTCAGGTCCGTGTTGAGGGGGGTGTAGTCGGATCGGAAGAGCACGTAGCAACGGTAGAAGGTCACCATCGAGCCGAACGAGACACGGATGATCTGCTGCGCGACGAGAGGCTCAGGGGAGAACGTGCGGCCCGAGACCAGCGTGTCAGTGTAGGGCACCCAGCCCGTGTCGTACTCGGCGGAGCTAGAGAACTCGTTGCCCGCGTTGTACGTCTGCCAGTGGAACGCGCCGAGGTGGGCACGCTGCCCCGTGTCCGAACCCAGAGGGCCTTCCACGTAGGAGAAGAAGAGTTTGACTTGGAGGTCTACGAAGTCTCCGATCTCCGCTGCGTCCCAGGACCAAAACAACCACTGCCCTGTCGTGGAGAGGATCGCCTTCGTGCCGACGACGCCGAGCGCCGTGATGTTGCCCTTCTCCCACAGCTCCAGGCGCACGGTGGGGAACTGCACCTTGGTCGTCGCGGTAGGAGCCTTCACGTAGGCCCAGAAGCACTGATACCGCGCGCCAGGGGTGGGTGTCTCTCCGCCACCGGGGGAGGGGAACGAGAGGTGAACGTCCCAGTCGCTACCCGCTGCCGTGGGGGTCATCCAGTTGGCGTCGGGTGTCCAGCCCTCGTCGATGTCGGTGGCCGCACCCGTCATGTTGCTCGACGCGATCACTCCGTCGGGCACCACGATGGCGAGCGCAGGGCTGATGGCTTGCAGACCGGTGAGCACCACGCGGTACTCTGCCGCGCCGGGGTAGAGGTTGTGCCCGACAATGTAGAGGCGGTCGGCCTGCACGGGCACGCCCCCGACACCCTGGTAGTACCAGTTCTTCTGCGGCTCCAGGCTGGTCGAGCGCCAGAACCGCGACGGCTCCTCGTTTTCGAGGTTGTCGTCGGCTGTCGAGGTGGACGCTTCGGAGCCAGCGACCGCATTCGCCGCCGAGGTTGCCATCAGGTTCTCCAGCAGGATCTCGAACTTCGGCATGGCGTCAGACCTCCTCGCGCCAGATGGTCAACCGCGTACCGTTGGATTCTACATCAGGAGCGGCGGCGAGCACGATGAACTTCGCCGTCGGCCCCGTGCTGAATCGGTTAGTCAGAATCCCCAGCGCGTTGAGCAGCTTGTAGTCGAGGTAGACCGTGTCCATACGGTCCAGCTCGACACCGGGGTCAGAGTACAGCAGAGTGAACCCCTGATCCATCGTGCTGTAGATCGCAAGCTGACGGATCGCCTCGGCCTTGGCGACGTAGTGCATGTCGATGGCGGACTCGATGACCAGCTCTCGCGCGTCGTCGTATTGGTCCCGAACCTGAGCATTCCGCGCTTGCCGCACCGACCACTGATTCTTGAGGAAGGGCAAGCGCTCTGGCTCGTCCGTCTCGATGGCGGGATGCACCTCATCCGATGAGAGCGGACGGTCGTTCTCACGGTGCCGCACCACGATGCTCCACACCGGGGGTCGAGACTGCATCGGTTCGAGACCCTTCGCGTCGTTCTCCGTGATAGTGACGGTGGGGGTTGGGGCCGCAACGGAGCCGACAAACTGCTTCACGACGAACTTGCCATCCGTCAGGCGGAAGTACCCCACGGCTCCGATGGAACTCAACAGGTAAGAGATCACGTCTCTGATCGACTTCTCATCGGGTACCCACACCCCAACCACAGCAGGTTGAGCGGTCTCCAGGTCGTCGAAGCTGTCGATGTCGAGGTCGTCTGGGTCGGTGAGAGGTTGCTTGCCCTTGTTGCAGAGAAGCCACCGCACCAGTGTAGACACTGACGCGCGATACGTAGCCCCCGTGTTGTCGCCTTCGATCTCCATTGTGAAGGGGATCTGGGGCACTCCACCGAGCCGCACGAGAGACCAACCTGGAGTGACGCACACCCGGTACTCCCCGGCCACGGGTGGGGTGTCGGTCATCATCGTTAGCCAGGAGGTGTAGTCCGCACCTCCCGAGACCCACGCTTGGTAACCCCCAATGTCCAAACGCGGGTGCGACTCGATGCTCCCCGCGTGGATCACGTAGGTCTGCACCCCGCCGTCCACGAGCACGGGGACGATGGCGCGGCGATGCCCGAACACGTTGGGCATCACCTTGCCCGCGTAGTCTTCACGGCCCTGACAGCTCGGCGCGAACACGACATCGGTCACGGTGCCGTCGAAGCCGTTGCCGGACGAGTCCGCTGACGTAACCGCCCCTTCACCATCGTCCATCTTGGCGTAGAGCACGCACGACCCGTCGGCCACGTCGTCATCGTCGAGCGGACCCCAAGCGTGATTGTTGACTTCCGTGTCGAGCCGAAAGTCGTTCCATACCCGCACGTCGTCGAGCGCGCCGAGGAACTGCCCGCTGCCCGCGTCGCTCTCGCCCACGATGAGATCGCGGTTCGCGGTCAGCGGGTTGACGTGGACCCCCGACGTGACGGTCTTATCGACACCGTCGAAGAGGACCGTGACGACGGCCCCGTTGCGGCGCACGGACACCCGAGTGAACTGGTAGAGCGGCACCTCGTCCGAGAGCGTCTGCTGGTTGGCTCCCGCCTGATTCGTCGTGAGGATGATCTGGCCGATGTCGTTGAGCGTGACGAACCACCCATCCGTGTTGAGTAGGCCGCGCGTCACGAGGTAGCGATCCGTTGCTGGATACTCTTCGAGGTAGATCAGGAGTTCAACGCTGAACGCTTCCGTGGTGAAGTCGTGCTCAGCGTGGTTGCCGTAGTTGATCGACGCGGTGGTGCCGTTGAAGATCGCGCAATCGTGAGTACCGAAGAAACGACGCTCCTCGAAGGGGTGATCGAAGCGGACATCACGCGGCGCGAGTACGAAGTCCACCGTCGAGTCCCCGATGAGCGGCTCGCCGCGCACGTCACCATCGAACACCGTGCGGTACTCGGAGTAGGTCAGAGATCGACCTAGCTTGGGGGAGAACCCACCGTGCTTCACGACGGCGCGCTTGCCGCCGAAGGTCCACTGCCGGAGAGGGTACCCCCCGAGCTGCGGAGCGGTGCCGATGTCGTAGTCTCCGTGAAGCTGCCCAATCTGAATCGACCCACCTTCGCGCGGGGGCAACAGCCCAGACAGCGGACCAGAGTCGAGACCGCTCACGGATGCCGCGAGACGGAACCCTCGAACGATGCGGGCAGCGTACTGTTGCGACGCTGGGGTGTCCGTCGTCTCGGTAGCGAACGCTTCCATTGAGAAGTAGAGGGTAGCCTCGCTACCGTCGGACGGGTTGCGTCCCACGACCTCGAACAGCCAGTTGTCGAGGCGCTGCGGGTCTGCCGAGAAGTCCGCGTATGCCGTCACGTCACGCTCCCGTCGCCGATGCCTTGGGCTTGGAGCCGCCACCACCGTCTCGGTTGCTCAGCGTGGGACGGGCGAAGTCGGCGCGCTTCATCGTCTCAGTCTGATAGTCGGTCGAGGAGCGCAGTGCGGCGATCTCCAAGCGCTGCATCTTCAGCTCGTCCGCGATGTCATCGAGCTGATCGGCCCGCACACGCAACGGTTGCCCGAACAGGGAGTTGAACATGCTGTTGTTGAACGACGCCTGACCGCTGATGCCGCCCGGATCGTTGCGCCCCCAGGGCATCGGCCCACCCGGACCCGGCAGGATCGCCCCGCCCGGATGCCACCCCGGATTGACACCCCAGCGCGAAGCCATCGCAGCGAGGATCTCGGCGATGGTGTCGAGCACGCCGTTCGAGCCGAGCGCTGACTCGGGCGCGGCGTCGATGATCGTCTCGATCCCACCCGCGATGCCCGACATCGAGCCGCGCACCATAGCGAGGAGCTGCTGGTAGGCAGCGGAGGACGGGTCCATGTACTGACTTGCGATCTGGAGGAACTCCTCGGCCATTCCAGGCAGCTCGCGGATCGCCTCCATGTCCCCCGCACGCGCCTTGGCGAGCATCTCTTGGAAGTCGGATTGCGCGGAAAGGAACTGGTTGCGAAGCGTCGCACCGGAGAGCGGTCCCCGTTCGAGGGACATGAGGAAGTCCTGGTAATTCTTCAGCGTGTTCTTGAGATCCTCGATGCTGGCGATGAGTCGCTCCAGCAGCTCGTCGCGCTCGTCCTCGTGCGGGTCGGGGCGCGGCGGAGCAGGAGGCTCAGGAGGCTCGACCTCGAAGTCGGGCCAGTTCTCAGGATCGCTCAGGATACGCAGCAGCCCGTACACCTCTTGGGCGATCTCCTGCGTAATCATTCCGAGTGCGCCGTAGAACTGCACCATGAACTTCAACTCGGCCACCTTGAAGGCGAACTCGATCTTGGCGATCTTCGCGCGGAACTCAGCCGCCTTGGTGTCGTAGCCCATCGCCTCGTAGATGTCAGCGATCAGGCCCAACATCTGTAGGCCGATCTGCTCGCGCGCCCAGCCGGTGACCTCGATGAAGCGCTCCATCTCCGGGGTGAGTTCGGCGAGTCCACCCGCCGCCGCATTGGCTGCATCCTGAGCCGCCTGGGCCTGCGACCGCAGGAACTCCAACGCCTCAGCGAACTCATTGAGACGGTTCACCATGTCGATCCACGGTATGCCCAACGACGCCTCGGCCTGCGCGACGAGGTTGTCGATCTGCTGCTGATACTGCTCGTTGATGATCCGCAGAGCCTCAGCGTCGCCGTGGGCCAACTCAATCTGCTGCTGCATCTGGAAGTTGAGGTTGGCGAGCGCCGACTCCCACTGCGGGAGGAGATCGCGTGCCGTGGCGGCGAGCTGTTCCATGAGCGCCGCGAGATCGTCCGCAGCCTGCTCTCCTGGGGACGGGCCAGTCGCGCCACCACCAGCGCCACCGGGCAACCGGATCTCGCCGATGTCGATGTCGGGGATCGCGCCGATGATGTCGATGAGGTTGACGATGGCTGCGATCTTCTCGGTGATGAGCGCCATGCCCTCGACCCACGCGGTCTCCAACCGCATCCGCGTATCGAGGATCTGGGCCTCGCGCTGAAGGATGTCCTTGCCCAGCTTGATCTCGTTGTTCCACAGCTCCAGCTTGCCCTGAAGCACCGCAGCCTGCGCTTCAAGGCTCGCCTTCTGCATCTTCAGATCAGCGATCCGCAGCGCCTTCTCCGCGTTGAACATCAACGCATCCTGCTGCTTCTCCTTGAGCAGCTCGGCGTTGGACTTCTGATGCCCAGTGATCTGATCGCGGAGCTGCTGCCAACGCCGACCTTCCTCGGCAGCGATGTTGGCGAGAGCGCGCCCGAGCTGGTCGCTCGACCCGAGCAGACGAACCATCTTCTGAGAGAGCGCGTCCAGCTCAGCAGTGAACCCACCAATGGCGATCTGGCTCTCGGTGAGACCGAAGTTCATCACCTTGAGTACGTCCTCGATATCCGACGCGAGGGCCTCCACGTTGCGCGCCCCGGAGCCACGGATCGCGTCGAGCAGCATCTTGTCGAGGCCGAGGATGTCGCCCTGCTTGATGAGTTCGGAGACGGCGAACGAAATCGCGTCGTCCATCTCCTCGAACTTGCGCTTGACCCCGCCGATGACGACACCGATCACCCCATCACGGATCTTCATGGACACTTCGGGGAGGCCAACGATGGTGCCGCCGATGGCCGCGACCACGTCCATCACCGCGAGAGCAATGCCGTCTCCGAGATCCTGCATCGCGCCTCGGAGCTGACCCTCGGCCTTGTTGATGTTCATGTTGAAGCCGGTGAAGTCGAACGTCAGCTTGGCGAGCGCCTCGTCCGCACCCTTCTTGATGAAGCCGCCGAGGATGCCGCCCGCCGCTGCGCCGATAGCCATACCGACCTGCGGGGCACCAACCATCGCGCCGATGATCCCGCCGATGATCGCGCCGATCTGCTGGCCCTCAGCAGCGTAGTTGCCTTCGGAGGAGCCGCCGAAGCCGCCACCGCGCCCGGTCTGGAACGCGCCCATCCCTTCGAGCACGCTCTGGAGGCCCTGCGCCATCGAGGCCCACGCGCCCATCTGCTTCGTGAGATCCTTGCCCGCATCGAGGAGCTGTGCGAACCCCTTGATGAGTCCACCGACGCCGCTAGCGACCTCCTTGATGCTGTCGCTCGCGTCGGCGAAAGCATCGTCGAGACCCTCGGCGAACCCGTACATCTTCTGCGAGAGGGTCACCGCGTCGTCGGACGCATCCTCCATCGCCTGCGCGAGTTCGTAGGTGCGCGCGATCTTGTCGCGGATGTCCTTCTTCTCCTGCTCCGAGAGCACCACCTTCGACTGCATGATCGCCCGCTCGTAGTCGAGCTGGATGTTGAGGTCGCGCTGCGCCTGCTCCAGACCCCGGATCGAGTGGAAGCTCGTGGTACGGATCGAGAGCGCCTTCTCCATCTGGCGGATCTCTTCGTCGAGCTTCGCGCCGATGTCGAGCTTCTCAACCGTCTCGGCGCTATCCACGATGACCGCAATGAGTTCCTTGAACTTCTCCGCCTGCTCACTGGTCAGCTTGTTGGTGATCTCGCGGATCTTGTTCGAGCGCTCTTGGGCCGCTGCCATCTGAGCGACCGCCATCGGACCGTCTTCGTAGGCCGCGATGAGATCGAGGAGCTGGTCGCGCTCGCGCTCGAAATCCTCCGCCAAGTTCTGATCTTCCAGAGCGTCCTTCTCTGCCTCGATAGCGCGGATGTTGCGCTCGATCTCCGCGCGCTGATGCTTCGCTGCCTTCGCCACAGCATCGCGGACCTTAGCCTCGACGGCGAGGCGCTTAGTCACCGAGTTGAGCGCCGGGATGCTCTTGGAGCGCGCCTGGGTGAGCTGAGTGACCTCGCTGATCTCGTCGCGCAGAGCGTCCAGGGTCTTCTCGCCCTCGACGACGCGGGCAGCTTGGATCTTCTGTGCGATCAGAGGCCGCAACTGCTCAATCATCTTGTCGGTGAGGTCGATAGCCTCGCGCCGCAGCTCATTCTCTACCGACGCCGCATCGAGTGCTGCCTCACGTCCGCTGAGATCGTCTTCCGAATAGGCCAGCGCCGCCGCGCCCAGCGACTCGATCTCCAGCCGATGCGACTTCATCAGCTTGTTGAAGCGCTTGGTGAGGTCGTCCACCTCCTTGTTGACCTTCTTCGTCTCGGTGGTGAGCACCCCGGACTGGACCGCTGCGCGACCGAGCACTATCGCGTAGTTGCCCATCTGGATGACGTTCTGACGAATCAGGTGGTTCGTGTTGTTGAGCGCTTCCTTAGCGTCGGGCGACACGAGGGAGCTGCCGAGAAAGTCCTTCTCGCTCTCCCCCCGAAGCATCCGGTCCTTCTCCCTGATGAACTCGCGGATCTCCGTGGCGAGCTGCTTGATGCGCCCCTTCGCCTCGTCCAGCTCCTCCTGCGAGAGCAGCTTCTCACCCTTCTCACCAGCCGCGAGGCGGGCTGCGATAGCGCGGAGATCCCCTGCCGCCTCGCCTGCATCGTTCATCGAGTTCTTGATGCCCTCGATATCGAGCTGCATCCGGCGCGCAGCCACCTTGACCTGGTCCGACATCGCAAAGAGGATCGCGCCAAGCGCAACGATGGGTCCAGCGAGCTTGGTGAACGCGACGACCGTGCCCTCGGCAACCCCCTTAAGAGTCGCTAGCCCAGCAGCCTGAGTGATAGCCCAGTTGCCAACCTTCAACACGATCATCGCCTTCAACAGCGAGACGATGGTGTCCAGGTTCTCGATCAACGGGGGCAGGATCGAGAGCGCCAGCCCGACGACATCCGAGAGAACCTTGGACAGCTCCTTCAGACCCGCCACTGCACCGGGCGACTGGAAGGCTTCGGTGACCTCGTTGATCGCCTTCGTGAACGACCGCACCCATTCGGTGAGATCGAGTCCGCCCGAGAGCGACGTGAAGAAGTTGAAGAATGCCGTGCTGAGACGGTTCAGCTCCGCGTTGAGGCTATGCGCCGCGCCCTGTGCCGCTGGGCCGTACACGCGCAACATCTCGTCGGCCAGCTTCGGGAGCAACTCCGTGGCGAGCACGTCGCCCTTCTTCAGCATGTCGTTGAGCGCGACCGTGCTCATGTTCATCGCGCGAGCAGCCATCTGAATCGCGCCAGGAATGCGGTCGCCGAGCTGTCCCCGAAGCTCCTCGGCCTGAACCGTACCCTTGGTCATCATCTGAACCATCGCGTTGAACGCACCCGCTGCGGTGTCGCTCGACAGGCCCAGCGCGGTCGCCGCCGTGGAGGTGCCATCGAACAGCTTTCGCACCGTCTCCAGCGTGATGCCCGTGTCGCGCGACGCCGCTGCGAGCCACGCGAACGACTTGCCAGCAGTGGCGAAGTTGAGACCGAGGCGCTCGGACTCGGAGCGCACGTAGGACAGCTCACCGCCCACGGCACTGAGCGACGGGAGGACGACGCGGAGAGAGAACCGCATCTGGTCGAACGCGACCTGGGCCTGCTTGATCTCGTTGACGAGGTTGGCGATCCCGATGCCGTAGAGCAAGCTGCGGAGGTTGAACAGCCCGCCGATCAGACCGGAGATACCGGCCCGCATCTTCGCGGCAGCGCCTACAGCCCCACCCATGCTGTGCGACGCGCCGTCCTGCGCTGCCTTCTGCTTCTTGATCTCCGCCGTGAGCTTGTCGAGCTGCCGAATGCGGTCAGCAATGGCACGACCCTGCAAGCTCTCAGCCGATACGTTGACGCGCGCTAGCTCGGCTGCGATGCGCTGCTCGGTGTTGTAGCGCGCTACTGCATCCTTGCCCTTCTTGTAAGCAGCAGACAGCCCCGTCATCGCTGCGATCTGCTGACTGAGATCCTGCTTCAGCTCCGCGCCCTCTGCGGTGTACTGCTTGGGCTTCTGAGCCGCCTTAGCCATCTGCTCGCGCTCAGCCACTTGGAGGTTCTTGACCGCAGCGGTGAGTCGATCCACTTCCATGATTCGGCGAGCAATCGCCTGACCCTGTTGCGAGGTAGCCTGCACCCCGGCCTTCAGCAGAGCTTGCTCGATGCGGAGCTGCTGCGTGTATCGAGCAACCGCGCTACCGCCCTGCTGATAGGCCGCTTCCAACCCTGTGAGTTGTCGGATCTGTCCGTCGAGAGTTGCCTTGAGCTGCGCCCCCGCTGCGGTGTACTGCTTGAGACTCGCCGCAGACTGAGTAGACGCGGTGCGAACCTGCGTCATCGACTTGGCGATGTTGCCGAGCGACTTGTCGATCCGAGCGCTCGCCGTGTCGAGCTGCTTGATCGCGTCGGCGATGACCTTGGAGAACTCGTCCTTTAGCCTGATCGCACCTTCGACGTTGCCGACGTTCATGGCTAGCCCCTACCTCCCGCCAACACCTTCGCCATGCGTTTGACCTGTGCCCACTGCTCGGGGTCGGTGAGCGGTGCGCGCGGACCCACCGGTGCTCGCCGAGGCTTGTCGAAGAAGAACATGAAGTCCTCGACCTTGTAGGGCTGCGAGCGGCGCTTCGGATCGCGGTTCACGTTGGCGAGGATCGCGCATATCTGCGCTGACCTCAGATCGGCGCGCGACTCGCCGAAGGGGTCGATGGATGCGTACGCCTGCCACTCGGCAAGCTGCGCCCAGGACATCGCGTCGAGCATCCCGCGCACGTCCCAGATCCCCAGCTCTTTCGCCAAGTGGTAGGCGAAACGCAGCCATTGGTCCTCCTTTAGTCTTTTCCCGCTTCGTCCGAGACCGCCACGCTCATCAGCGCGTTGAGTCCCTTGACGAGACGATTGAAGACGAACACGGGCACGGCGCGAACCTGCTCCTCGGTGTCGAACAGCTTGACTCCGCCCTCGCCACGCGCGCACTCGATGATGAGATCCACCATCACCTTCGACGAAGCCGCCGCCGATTCGACCTCCGTATCGACCGGCTCGTCTCCCACCTTGGCCTTCTTCAGCGCGCCCTTTGCGCCCATGTCGAGCACACTGCCCGCTGCCGGAGAGACGAGGTAGATGACGGGAGCGGTGCCGTCGGGGCCAGCCAGCTCGGGGATGGGAATGATGCTGTGCGGGGTGAACTTCTCTCCGGTGTTGACGAAGTCGGAGAACGAGAGGACGCGAGCCATGTTCTGAGTAGTCATTGTGGGTCTCCTGTTGGTAGTTCGGTTGGTCTGAAGAGTGAAGGGGTCGGTCTATCGGTCCGTGTGTCGTCTGATTGGGAGTCGGCGCTAGCGAGTCGTCCTCACCTTACGCAGCGGTGCCGACGGCGACGCCGTCGATGATCTGCTGCTTGCGGAGACGGATGGTGACCTCGCAAGTTCGCGCGCCCTCGCGGACGGGCGAGACCTGCGTGATCGCCTGGACCTGCCCGGAGGCGATCCACTCGTCGGTGTTGGCCGAGCCACCAGGACCACGCATCCGAATCCCGAAGAACTCGTTGTCGATGATCTTCTGGTAGAGGCCGGTGAGGTGGTCGTGGGTCGAGTCATTGAAGATGAAGTTGGTCCCGAACGAGAGCGCACCGCGACCGAGCCGTCCGAGGACGTAGTCGTCGATGTCGTCCTGATGCGGGGTCGTCTCCGTCTCCGGGCGATTCAACTCCGGCCAGGTGATATCGCCGTTCAGCTCGGCGACATCGGTGAAGACTCCCTGCGCCCCGGTGGGGTCGAGTTCGATGGCGATGAGTGCGCCATGCCCTGCTTGTGCTAGCGACATACTCGTTTCTCCTTTCCCGGCGCGATGGCTGCTATGCCGTCACGTCGAAGTTACGCAGACCATCGAGCGCTCGCCAGATGGCGACCGCCCTGTCACGCGCTGCTACGTAAGAGCGCGCTCGAACCGCCACCTGGCAGCTCGGACGCTCGTAGTTGTCCCCATTGTGGGTGATGTCCCGCCCGAGACCGCCCGTGGCGATCACCGTGATGACGAGAGTCTGGGTGGGCAGCTTGGCGCTGGTGCCGATGAAGATGTCGGTGCCGAGCGCGGTGGCGAGACCGTTGGAGATGATCGCGCGCACGATCTCGGCCTCGAAATCGCCGAGGTCGCCAACGCTCATGCTCTGGAAGTTGATCGCAAACACGGTGCGGTCGTTGTCGTCCTGCCCGATGTCAGCAGGCCGGTCAACAGCGAGGATTTCAAGGTACCGGGACACGGCGTCACAGCCCCTTATTGATGCGTGCTGCGATCCGCTGCATTATACCCTTAGAAGCCTTCTTCAAGGGCTTTTCCAGGTACTTCGGCCCGCGCCCCGCCGGGTGGAAGGTGACCCGCTTGGCGACCCGCCACGTCCAGGGGGAGTGCTTCGAGAGATGCTCGTGGACTGCGAGCGCGTAAGCCTTGGCCGCACCCCCGTAGGAGAGCTGCACCACGAGCACGTCCCCCTGCCATTCTGGGGGGTGGACCTGGCCCGACCCCTTGAGGATGCCGAAGTCCACCGGCACGTAGTTCTGCTTTGAGTCGGACATGATGAGTCCGGCCTCGATGTACGCGGCCCGCTCGACGCGGTGGCGCAGATCGTCCCGGTACTTGGTCAGGCGCGCGATGACCTTCCGAGCACCCGCCGAGACGCTCCTAGCCATTCGCCACCTCCTCGGCCACCGGGGGCGGATTGCGTGGCTTGCCGAGATCCCCAGCGACGCGCGGCTCGACCGTCAGGCGTTCCAACACGGACACGAAGCGCCGCCCCGTGTTCTCCCAGGAGAAGTCGGCAGCGCGACGCTTACCACGTTGGCTGTACGTCGCGCGGTGGATCTCTGACTTGCACATCGCGGAGAGTGCGTTGATGAACTCGCGCTTGTCAGCGATGCCGCCGACGGTGTGCAGCCGCCCGTTCGTGGGAGCTGTAAGAGCCGTTGAGGTGCAGGGCACGATCACCACCGCACCACGGGGCCACTCGCTGAGCGCCGACCACGCAGGGACGATGCAGGGCACGCCGCACGCCATCGCTTCGAGGCAGGGCAACCCGAACCCTTCGCCCTGCGACGTGGTCACGTACACGTCGAGCATCGAGTAGATGTCCGGCATGATCGACTCGACTGCACCCGAGCCGATGGGCACGGTCGCCTCCATCACTCGCCCGCCGACCTTGTAGTAGGAGATCAGCGAGCGGAGGTCGGCACCCGTGTCACCTGTTGGGCCGACGTGGAGATAGAGGTAGGCGTTGGGGTGATCGCGGTGGTACCACTCCGCGAAGTATTGGATGGTGAGATCGAGCCGCTTGCGGTACTGGTTGCGCCCGATAGCGCCGACGATGAAGGCGTCGCCCACCTGCTCCGCGAATTGCCCGAGGACGCGGTAGCGCGCAGCGGCCTTGTCGTGGGGCTGGAACAGGGAGTGATCGACCCCGAGGGTGACGATGCTCATGGGTACGTGACACCCGCCCCGCACCAGCTCGTCCTGCGCGTGCTGCGTCCAGGTGACGATATGGTCGAGATCGTTGCAGGCGTGCCCCTGCTGGTTGTTGCCATCGACCGCGAGCCACCCGACGAGCGCGGGGAGGGGGAAGTCCTCGGACAGCGTGTCCTTGAGGTGCGCGATGTACGCGGGGATGTTCCACGGGTCGTTGAGCAGGACCACGATGTCCGGGTTGAGACGATGGATCATGTACGGCAGGCGCGTGGTGCCGAACCCGTCTCGCCCGTGGTCGAGCGGCTGATGGCAGGGGTAGATCGGGTACGGGTACGAGTGCGGGTCGCCGTGATAGTTGATCCCGAGCACCGCGACTTCGTGACCGGCTGCGTGCAGCGCGTCGCACGCAGCGTGAGTGCAGCGAGCGAACCCGCTGCTGACAACGGCGTCACCTACAAAGAGAACTTTCATCCGGCTGCTCCTGTCTCGATCTCTGTCTGTGGAACGGCGACACACCAATACCAACACTGCGGGGCCATGATCCCTGGCGACTTCACGACACCCAGCACCTCGATGGTGCCGACCGAGGAGAGCAGGGCGCGGATCTCCGCCTCGTCGTAAGAGCGGGTATGCCAGTCGTGAACGGGCACCCGCTCGCGGCCCCAAGAGCCGTCGGCGTGAGAGACGGTGCCAGTGATGACGCGACGGCAGACACGCGCGGCCTCGTTGACCGCCGCCACGGGGTCGTACACGATCTCCAGCACACCCGCGAGGTTGACCACATCGAAGGTGCGCGAGGAGAAGGGCATGTCGTCCGCAGGGCAGCAGACCGCAAACATGCGGCGCGCGGCACGGCGCACGAGGTCGGGGTTGACATCGACTCCGTAGAGGACCGCGCTCTCGGGGATGAAGTCTCGGAAGTACCCCGCGTTGCAACCGACATCGAGCACCCAGTCGCCATCCCGCACGAACGCAGCGGACGCTCGCATCCGAAGGGCTTGCAAGTCGTGACGCACGATGCTCTGGCTGAGATCGGGGTAGCCCGCCGCGTTGCGGGCGATCTGCTCCTCGCGCGAGGCGTACTTAGTCACCGAACACCGTCCCGTCGCAGTAGACGACCCATATGTAGTGCTGAGGCTTGCCGTCGGAGTCGGTCAGCACGTTGATGGCGGACGTGCGCCCTGTGGAGAGGAGGAGTTCCGTCAAGGATGCAGCGGTGTAGCCACGGACCATGTACTCGTGACCGGCGACGCGGTGCGCGCCCCAGATGCCGTCCTCGTGGTCAGCCGTGCCGATGACGAGGCGGCGCGACACGCGGATCAACTCGCGCAGCACGACGTTGGGGTCGAACACGTACTCGATGACCCCGGCGAGATTGACCACGTCGAAGGACCGGTCGGGGAAGGGTAGTGACTCGGCAGGCGCGACTTGGGCCGAGGCGAGACGGGTGCGCGCCCTCTCCACCAAGTCCGGGGAGAGATCGACACCGTGGACTTCGCAACCGGATGGGCAGAAGTCGATGAAGTGCCCGCTGTTGCAACCCACATCGAGGACGCGCTCACCCGGCTTGACGTGGGCACCGAGCGCGGTCAACTTGCGCCGCTGGAGGTCCACGTTCCAGTCGCGGCGCAAGTCGTAAGGGTAGTCCACGAACCGGTTGTTGTTCTCTTCGCGGGAACGATTCTCAGCCACAGAGCACCTCAGCGGTAGATGAAGTCGCAGCCGCGAAAGTTGCGGAGGCGACCAACGACATTGCGAGCTGGGCGACCGTCGATGAGCGTGCTCTCGTCCCCGAGGTGCTCGACGAAGCAAGTGGTCGGGGCGATGAAGTGCGCGGACGTGGAGACGGTGCGATGCCAGTGCCCGAGCATGAGGTCGAGGCCCTGACGGACGTGGGAGTTGTCGCGTAGGTACTGGACCGCTGACGGCACCCACACGCTCTTGATGGCGAACGCGACCGAGCAGTAGTAGTTGGCGATGGGGTAGTCCCAGAAGTCGCGGTCATGGAGCTGCGCGTACTGGTGGGCGAGGGGGTAGAGATGGACGTTGCGATCCCCGTGATCGCCCAGCCAGCGCATCGTGCTGCCGAAGAAGTCGTCGATGGGACCGGCGTCGTCTTCGAGGAATAAGACCCACGCGGCGTCGTCGTTGGCAGCAGCTTCGAGCGCGCGGCAAGCGTTCTCGTTGGGTGCGATGCGAGCATCGCCGCTAACATGGAGGCCCCGGAAACCGTCGTGGTAGGGCGCGCTGCGAAGCCTGTAGAACAGTAGATCCGAGAAGAGCGCACGGCGCGCTGGGACGGTGCGGATGGCGATGGAGAAGGTGCTCACGCCAACACCTCGTTGAAGTAGTTGGCGTGCGCTAGCGTGAAGTCCTCGTAGGTGTACGGAGTGGTGAGCGCGCGGACCACGGTGAGCAGGCTGTCCGCATCGTGCCGCTCGTAGGGGATGACGGGCAGGGTGACCCCGACCGTGTGCGAGATGACCGGCACCCCCATCGCCATTGCCTCCGATGCCGGGACGCAACCACCCTCGTCGCTGGACGTGTCGATGAAGTAGTCGATGCAGCGGTAGAAGTCCCAGAGGTCGTCGAGCTTGTCGCTCAGGATGCGGCAGGGCCACCCGCTGCCCCAAGCGACCACGTCGTAGCCCGCGTCCACCAGGGCTGCGACGAGGTGCTCGCCCTTGCGACCGTCGGAGTAGGTGCGGCCAGCGACTCCGAAGACAGGCGGCTCGACGCGACCGAAGCGGGGGTCCACAGGGTAGCGGAGCACACGCGCACGGCGAGGCGCTCCCGCCTCATCGAGCCACTGAGCGAGCGTGGGACTGAAGGTGAGAGCACCATCGTAGTCCTTGGCGAAGAGACGCGGGCGCGCCTCACCGTGCGTGAAAAGGCCGACTGCGGGGCGCCGGGTGGGCGGGCCGTAGACGAAGAGGGAGTAAGTCAGGTCGTACGGCCACACGGCGAGGGACGAGTTGATACGTGCATCGATGCCGTGGGCAGGGAGGCGGTCGACGAGTTCGCGCGCCATGCGGCCGCCGATCCAGGGGAGGTCGGCTGGGAGAACGTCGAGGTTGACGCGCAGTGTCATCGCGCCACCCCAAACACCGGCACGCCGCCCGCGCAACGAACATGTTCCACGTCATCGTCGAAGTGAACAGCAATACCCATTTCGCCGCAAATCCGCCGCTTGAAGATCCCGACCAGAACGTGGTTGTCGAGGCGACCCGCGATGACCTCTACCGCCAGTCGGCGCTCGTTCTCGTTGTATAGGTCGCAGGTGAGAACCTCGTTGTACCAACTGGGGTCCGCCAGGTGTGGGTATTTGCTCTTTCGGTTGCTCTCGAACACCGCGCGCGGTATGCCAGTGAGAATGAACACTTCGTGCCCGGCAGCGCGAAGAGCCTGACCTAGCGCAACAAACACCTCCGGATAACGTGTTGCAGTGCCGTCGCAGTCGATAGAAACTTTCATCGCTCGCCCACCTCCCGTACCGCCGCGCAGATGTAGTCGAGCTGATCGTCCGTGAGCTGCGGCGACGACGGCAAGTAGAGCCCGCGCGCCCACAGCCCTTCCGCCACCGGGCACGGCCGCGTGCGGACAGTGAGCGAGTCGATCAGCGCAGGCTGCAAGTTCATCGAGCAGAACATCGTCCGCGTCTCGATACCAACGCCTAGGAGGTAGTCCATGAGCGCGTCGCGCGTCATGCCGTACTGCTGGGGAGCAACCACGATGCCGAACATCCAGTAGATGTTCTGCGCCCACTCGCGCTCGACAGGGAGCTGCACGCCGGGGATGCCCGCGAGACGGTGCAGGTAGGCCTCAGCGATGCCGCGCTTGGCCGTGATGATCTCCTCGATGCGTTCCATCTGGGCGCACCCGATGGCGGCTTGCACGTTGGTCATCCGGTAGTTGAAGCCGCGCTCGTGGTGCAGGAAGCGAGGCGTACCGAAGGCCAGATTGCGAAGGGACCGAGCGCGCTCGGCGTAGTCGTCACGGTTGGTGACGAGCATCCCGCCCTCGCCCGTGGTAATGACCTTGTTGGCGTAGAACGAGAAGCACCCTACGTCGGAGAGAGCGCCCACGCGGCGGTCCTCGTACATCGCGCCGTGCGCCTCGGCAGCGTCCTCGATGATGACGAGTCCGTGGCGCGAGGCGACCTCCCAGACCGGGCGCATGTCCACGGGATGCCCGAAAAGGTGGACCGGTATGATGGCGCGCGTGCGAGGCGTGATGGCGGCTTCGAGCAGGTCCGTGTCGAGGCACCACGTATCGGGCAGCACGTCCACGGGGACGACCGTGCCGCCACACTGCACGACGCCGAGCGCGGTGGCGATGTTCGTGGAAGCCGGGACGATCACCTCGTCGCCGGGACCGATGCCCGCCAGGACGCAGGCGAGGTGCAGGGCTGTGGTCCCCGAGGTGACAGCGATGCCGTGCTTCGCGCCGCAGAACTCTGCGAACGCCTGCTCGAACCTCTCGATGAAGGGTCCACCGCTGCCCGAGATGTAACGCGAGCGCACAGCGTCGAGGGCGAACTGAGCCTCACGCTCGCCCAGATCGGGGTTGAAGACATCGAAGTGGGGGGCGTTCACACGACCTCCCGCACCGTCTCGTCCTTGTCCCAGTGGTCGCCGCCGTTGGGCATGCTGACGAGCATCAGAAACTCGCCGTCCGTGATGGCTTCGAGCGAGTGGATCTCACGGGGGTCGATGACCACGAGGTCGCCCGCACGGGCACCAAGCCGCGACTCCTGCTCGGTGCCCACCATGCGCGAGCGAATGTTGAACGCACCCTGGATCACGTAGATGTACGCGGTCGCGGTGCGGTGGTAGTGGTTGCCACGCACCGTGCCCGCCCAACACTTCATGCGGGCGACGTGCGAGACGGGAGCGGTGACGAGGTCGGTGATGCTGCCGCGCTCGTCCGTGTGCGCGGGTGCTGGTCTGAGGATCTTCATATCTGTCTCGGTCTTTCTTAGGGCCAGGTCGCGATCGCGACGCGCTGCCAGGTGTCATCCGCGACGCAGAAGTAGATGAATCCGCTCGTCGGGATGAAGTCTCCGGCGGTGCAAGTGTCGTTCGCGTTGGTGGGTGGGGTCTGGGAGGTCATCACTTTTACCCGCCCGTTGGACACCACCAGAGCAGACCCCTCGTCTGGTGAGAGCATTCCGGCTTCCGTGTCGTTTGCCCAGACGTTCCCTGCTAATTCTCCGTCGCCCCACAGGGCTGCGTTGCCTCCGGTCAGCGTCACCCTCGCCTTGTTCTCACCGGTCACTCCCTGGATGGTCTGGCCGTCGGCGTCGCCGGCGAGGAGGGCGTAATCTGTGAGCACGAGCGCGGACTCGTCAATCTCGGTACCCCCGATGCAGTCGGCGCATTCGAGGTCCGTAGCCGCGCCACCAGCGCCGACGTAGGTGGCGAGCGTTGTCCAAGCGTAGATCCCGGCCTCCTCCTTGCAGACACAGAAGGCGATCTCGGTGCCCACCGCGATGCTCGCATCGCACGAGTCGGCGACGGACGTGTTGGTGATGATGTACTGGGAGCCGCGTGCGTCGGAATTGCAGACCCCCATCTTGTCCTTCTTGCCGATCCCGTACTCGGACTTCGCCAGGAGCGGCGAGGTGCAGAGCAGCAGGATCAGCGCACAGATGAGCTTTTTCATGGCAACACCTCTAGGGGAAGTACAGCACTTCCATGACCGGGCCGGATTCGTCGCTCACGCGCTCTACGGCGAGCGCCGTGAGATCACCGGATGGGATGAAGCGTTCGGGAAGGTAGTAGCGGTGATACTCGGTCGTGAGGTCGTAGGCCCCGCCGAGATAGACCTGCACCGACGACACGACCTGCTGCGCTGCGACACCCGTGCGAACGAGCCGGTTGCGCCCCTCAATACGCGCGTGCTCGATGGTGATGAGCGCACCGGACGGGATGAAGGCCCCGTAGCCGTCGAGCGCACCAGGCTGCGCCAGCACGACATCCGGCATCAGGTCGTGGAAGTTGTCGATGAACGCCATGACGAGAGGTCGCTAGGGACGGTTGATCCGCACGTCGCGCGAGGTCGATTTGCCGGCCACCTTGAAAGAGAAGCCGGGGCGCGTCGAGAGGAGGAACGCGCCCCGCTTCTTGAGGCAGGAGATGCGATAGTTGATCGCCTCCAGGTTGCCCGTGTCCGTGCCCCACTCCAGCTCCAGGTGCTCGACCGACTTCGACACGAGTCCCTGGCCCACTGTCGCGTAGCGGATCGAGATGACGGAGAGCGCCTCGGCTGCGGCGAAGTAACGAGCCGCTTCACCGGTTGCGGTCTGCACGAGCAGCAGCCCGTCGATCTCCTCGTTCGAGAGCAGTGGCGAGGCTACGTTGGTGTCGCCGGTCAGGAACCGCACCCAATCGCGGTCCGTCGCCAGAGTGGGGTCGTAGGTCGCGGACACGCGCTACCCCTTCTTCGTCGGGTCGTAGCGCGTGGTTGCCTTGTCCTCGCCCCACGGCACGGCAGCGCGGTGAACCTTGGGAGGCTCGACGGGCTTGGCCTGCGGCTTCGGCGCGACGACCTCGGGGATCACTTCGATGAGGTTCTTGAGCTTCGCGGCCTCGGCATCGGTCAGCTCGACGGTGTCGTTCACACCAGGCTTGTACTCGACGCGGCGACCGTTCTCGAAGCGGCAGTAGCGACCCGACTTGATGCGGTACTTAGCCATCGTGTCCTCCCTAGCTCTTGGGGACGCGCAGGGCCTTGATGCGCTCCTCTGCCGCGACCACCACGCTCTTGCGCGCCTTACCCTTGCGCTCCTCGGCGAGCAGTGACTTGACGAGCGCCGTGTCCTCCAGCGCCTCGTTGATGTACTCGACCACCGAGGCCACGTTGCCGCTGAGTACCTCGGACCAGTCGTACTCCTCCTCCTCCAGCTCAGGCTCCGGCGCAGGCACTTCCGGCTCCGGTTCCGGCTCAGGCGCGATCTCCTCGACGGGAGGAAGAGTGGCCGGGGCAGGAGCAGCGGCACTGCGTTTGACAGGCATCGGCGGATCGTTCGAGACGAGCACGAGACGGTGGAGATGGCTCTCCAGCTCCGCCTCGGTGAAGTCGGTGACGAGGTCTCCAGGGGCTTGCTTGACCCGCTTGCCGTTGACCCAGCGGGACATCGAACCGGAGACGAGTTTGTAAGTGGGCATGAGAGATCCTTTCTAGCTTTCGGTCTGAGCTGCTTCGGTCGCTATGTCGGCGTCGTCGTCGATCACCGGCTTCGTGCGCGGGCGCGGAGGCCAGTGATAGGCGTCGATGGTCTTCCCGAGGTCGTTCATAATGTAGATGGAGTCGCCATCCTCGGGGAGCCGAAGAGTGGGACCGGGGACGAGAGCCACCACGATGCCCGGTGTCAACAGGCCGAGCTTGACACCGGACATCGTGGGGAGGTTCTCCTGAATGTTGACGTGAGAGCAGGTGTACAGCTCCCTGTTGTTCCCACGCTTGAGTTTCACTTGCATCGTGCAGCTCCTCTCTGTCTGTCGGTCTAGGCGGGGGCCTTACGAGGTGTACCCGAGCACGATGCCGGACTGGCCCGTGTAGGTGTCACGCACGCGCGGGACGATGATCGCCATGACGGCGAAGAAGCGCTCCCAGCCCGGACCGTCCTGCCAGGAGACCACCGTCGGCTGCTGACCGACGATGATGTCGGCCACGTCGGGGGTCATCTGCATCAGGATCGTGCGGTCGGTGCCGAGACGGTCGGCGACGGCGATCTTGTTGAGGCCGGGGATCTCCATGAGCCGCTGCCAGATGGTCTTGTCGCTGTTGGCCTTGTAGTCCTCCATCAGCTTGATCCCGTAGGCAGTCGGCACGTAGAGATGGTACGGGCCGAACATGTTGTCGCCCTGCGCCAGCTCGATCATCTCCAGCACGTCGGCGAGAATGTCCTCGCCGCTGTGCGCCGCGAGCGTCCACGACTCGTTCGAGCTGTAGGTGTAGGTGTTCGCGTTGGGCGCGTTGAGCAGACCCGGAGCGCTGTCACCGTTGACCGTCAGACCCGAGCCGTTGATCGCGGCATCCTCGATGGCTTCGTTGACGCGCCGAGTGGCCTGCGCGACGTGAGCCGTGTCGAGCGGAGCACCCGCGCGCTGCGAGGCGAGCAGGAGCCGGATGTTGAACGCGAAGTCGTCCATCGTGATGTAGATGGGCGTACGAACCCCGGAGCGGTCAATGAGCTGATTCTCACCGCGCGCCGACGGAGTCATGGTGCGCTTCGCGTGCCCGACCTTGTTGGCCCGCTCGTGGTAGAGCTGAAGGACCGACATCGCGTTGGGCAGGTTGTAGACCATGCCCGAGGAGAGCATGTCGGCGACGACGGTGAGCCGCTCCAGACCGACGTTGACGACGGTCTGGTCGAACACCCGCTGTGCATCGTCGGGCAGCGGCGCAGCGGCACGCAGCGCGTCGATGCTCTCGAACGCACTGAGGCCGGCGGAGAGGTTGGGATAGCCGGGGACCAGGACGTTGCCCGGACCAGCGGCGTCGATGCGATGAATGAGCGACATGGTGTTGGTCTCCTTGAGTGGTCTCGGTTACGGGAGGACTTCGACGCGCAGGCGGGTATCCGCCACCACCGCGCCACCCGAGGACTCCAGCGCCACGAAGCGCGCGACGCCCGAGGCCAGAGCCTTCAGCTTGCCGTCGCCGTTGGACTGGAGCAGATCACCCGGCGCGATGTTCTGGCCGGAGGGGATGAGCGCCCAGAAGGTCGCTCCGGGGAGCATGTGAGCCGCCTTGACGAGATCGTACACCGCATACGCATCGCTCACCGTCAGGTTCAGCTCCGGCTGGTTGAGAGCGATGATCGGGTAGCAGGGATCGTCGGCGGTGTCGTGAACGCCGAACTTCAGCGTGCCGCTGTCGTTGCGATACTCCAGAACCATGCCGGGAGTGATCGCCTCGATGGCAGCGAACTCGTTGATCTCGACCTTGAGACCCCCGAGGTGGATCGTGTTGGGGTTGAGCACCGTGATGGACATGGTGGTGTTCTCCTTGTCAGTCCCGTGTCAGCGGACTTAGTTGGTCGCGTCCGACTTCGCGTCACCCGCACCACGACGGGCCGCGAGAGCGATGTCGTAGGGGCGCGGGGGAGCGGTCGGCTCGGCGGTCGCCGCAGCGCCGCGAGGATCGGGGAGACCCTGGCCGATGAAGCTGACCGGGGCAGCGGGCGGAGCGACGTTGACGAGGGCCGCGACCTCTTCGAGCTGCGGGACGGTCATCGCAGCGAGACGCTCCTCGCTGTAGACCTTCTGCGCGCCCTTGAGGGTCGAGACCAGCGCGGCGTGACGCGCCTTCTCCTCGGTCTGGTAGCGCGACACCATCGCGCGCACCTCTTCCGGGGCCTCGGCGAACCACTGCTCGGCGGTCCGGGTGACGGGTTCCGGCTCGGGGGCCGGAGGGGTCGGCGGATCGAGCTGATCCGCGAGCTTGGCGAGGCGCGTGGGGCACATCGCCTCCAGGTTGGCGCGGTCCTCCTCGCCGAACGGCGACCCCTTGCAGGCGATCAGCCGCGCCGCCAATTCCTTGTTCGTAGCCATGTTGCTGTCTCCTTTCGAGACGTTGACCGCAGCGATGCGGTGATCGCCACAGCCGCACGATGCGGCTGCGGGAGTATCGACAGTCGCGGTAGAAGGGGCCACCGCGACGGTGGATTCGGGGGTGGTGGTGTCCGGCTGCGCTGCGGCGGCAGCTTTCGTCGCCACCGGCACGTAGTTGACGCGCGCCTCGACCTCTTCGACATCGTCGCCGAGGGACAGCTCGTCGCCGTCCATCTTGTACGAGCGCCGCTTGAGCTGGAACACGCCGTCGGGACTCACACAGTAGATCACTGTGCCCGACTCGGCGTAGACCTCGATCACGTTGTCGAACGCAGGCTCCGACGCGCGCAGGGCCTCGTAGAGCTTGTAGCGGAGATCGTTGTCCGACGGGCCACTCTCTTCGTTGCCGAGTCGGAGCTTGGACAGGAGACGCTGGATCAGGCTCATGGGACGGACCTCCGCACTGCGCGTGGTTGTGGGTTGGGTCGCGGCGCGAGGAGCACCACAACCGAGATCGTTGGAGCAAGCACCTACGGCACCCACCGAGAGCATGGCGAGGTGGTCGGGCACGATGTCGCGCCAGATGCCCGTGTAGGACTGCCCGCGAGCATCCACGCCCGAAGTGGGTTCGATGGAGATACGGCACCCGACGGAGACTTCCACCATCTCGCGCGCCGCTATCTTGTCGAGCACCGCGCGAGAGTCGTCGTTGAGAGCCGAGGCGCGGGCGACGTTGATCCACGCCTCCATCTTGAGGCGACCCTCCTCGAAGCGCGTGTGGTAGATGCGCCCGATACCGAAACGGTCGAACACGTCAGGCTCATTGGCGCTGACGAGCGAGCCGTCGGCGAGGACAGGGTGGTTGAGCATCACCGGGCGACCGTTCCAGGTGAACGGGGCGGCTTCTAGCTCGGACGAGGGGACGAGTTCGTAGCCCTGCGACCCCATCGCGCGGATCGCCGAGTCGCCCACCATCGCCACGACGGGCACGACGTAGTGCTCGCTGCCCTCGTGCGAGGCGACACGGATATCCGCGACAGTGGCAGGGAGCGCCATGAAGCGGTACGCCGTGCTGGACGCGCCGCGCTTGTCGTCGAACATCGAGTTGCACATCGCGTAGGCTTGATCGTTGCCCTCCGCCGTGCCCTCGTCGAGCACGATAGGGATGCAACGCTTGATGAAGTCCTCGCGCGACTCGTCCTGGTGTGGAGTCGGCATCAGGCGGCTCCCTTGGCGACCTGCTTTTCGTAGCGCTTGATATCCGCTGCGGAGGCGAGGCCCGCCGCGCACCGGCAGTTGCTTATGACGATGCCCTGTGCCATCATCCACCCAGTTGCAGTCTGGAGATCATAGACATGGCCCGCAAAATCGAACTGCCGAACACAGCGGACTTCATCCGGCGATACGAGGCCGGAACTTCTCTCAAGAAGCTCTCTGACGAACTCGGTGTTGACCGCAATGCGCTCGCGCGCATCCTGCGTGAGCACCACATCCAGATCAGAGGCCGGTCCGAGGCAGAGCGGTTGAAGTGGCAAACCACCGGCAAGGATCGCACCGCCGTCGAGCGGCAATGTCGCGCTGCTTGGGATGCCCGCCGAGGTAGTATCGACCCGCTGAGCCGCAAGATCGCCCGCGCCAAGACCTGCTACGAGCGGGTGCTCAATGTTGGGCAGGGAGAGCACGACTTGCTGACCGCGCTGCGCGCTTTCCACGCTGGAAATATCACCCACCAACTCGCGGTCGGTCCCTACAATCTCGACCTCGCCATTCGTCCAGCGCGCATCGCCGTGGAGGTGATTACTTCCCACCTGCGCGATGCGAAGTCCTTGAAGAGAGAGCGCCTGGAATACATCTTCCACCGAGGTTGGAGAGTTGTCGTGTTGTATATTGGACAACGCCCAAGGCTGGACCCCGACACCGTAGCCAAGAAGCTGATCTCCCTTGCGAAGCTCCCTCGCCGCCACACAGCCACGCGCGGTCACTACGGGGTGATTGACAGTAACGCAAAGCCTCTTCCCGCTAGCCGTTTCAATCTCAACGGCTGGGCCCGTATACGCGGCTTTTAGACCAGCTACGAAACGCCCCGAAACCAACGAACCGGGAAGCAGACAGTTCGGCTCTTGTCCAGGCTCGATGCGCGCTCCGTTGTCGGGCCGCGTGAACTTCTCCTGAAGACCCCGAATCTGCCCGTGCATTTCATGGTGCTCATCGCGCTCACGACCATCCAACGTGGTGATCCACTTCCGTTTCTGGTCGGGGGGCAAGAGTCCCGAGGATGCAGCCTGCATCCATAGAGCTTGCTGACCGTAGGCAGCGGCACGAGCGGTTTCCGTGCGCGCGATGAGCAAAGCGCGATCCCGCAGGAGTTTCTTCGCGTAGCGCTTGGCCTGCGACGCGGAGGCCCCTCGGGCGATGAAGTTTTCGAGCGCGGTGACTTGGTCGGAACGCAGACCGATGACCTGCTCTATGAGCAAGCGGAGACGGCGCGGCGGGATACCCTCGGAGAGACCCCGCGTGATGATGTGTCGCACGGCGAGCCGCGTGTCGCGCCCAACCTCGGTGATGAGTTCACCAGCATGACGGCGCGCGAACTCGATGGCCCCGGCGTCGGTCGCGTCGAACAGGATCTCGAAAGCAACGCTGGTCGGGGAGGCTGCGCGCTGGGCGATCTCGTACTCGCGCTGCTCGGACTCGAACTCGAAGAGAGAGCCACGGACGGTCGCGTTGCGAGCAGCAGCGCGCCCAGCGTCCACGGTGATCGAGTTGAGCTGGCGAGTGACGCGAGGCTCGTACAGCGCCTCGGCCTCGGTGATCGCCGTCTCCACGATGCGGTAGGCCGCGTCGCGGTTGTTCTGGCTGAGCACGTATTCGAGCTGGTAGTTGCGCGCTGCTACGGTCTCGCGGGCCGTGCGCCAGATCGCGCGCCACACCCGCTCGGCGGCAACCTGGTAGGAGTCGGCAACCTGGTGGATTGCTTTCCAATCCGGCTCGTCCGGCGCGCGGTCCACGTTCTCGAACGCACCACGATTGCGATTGCGGATCTTGAGGTCGTCTCCGGCAGGGTCACGATCCTCGTCGTTGCCGTCGTCGTCCACCAAGAGGCCCTGATCGTCGATCTCCGATTCGAGGTCCGGGTTGTCCGCCACACCCTCGGCGATGTCCCCCTTCGGCTTCCAGCCGACGAGAGGTTCGAGGTTGAGAACCGTGGCGCGGATCTCATCCACCGTCATCACCGGCTCGCCAGTGGATGCAACCGACGCGGCGTTGCCCTGCGCGAGCGACGCGACCACGGAGGCTTTGGCCTGCATGTTGAGCGCGTCGATCTCGGACCACACCACCTCGTACTGCTTCGGGGTCGGCAGCGCGCCGCAGTCGATCATGCGCTGCGTGAGCTGCGAGACGGCGGGGGTGCCCCAAGTGCGCCGACGCTCGGTGACGCGGTCGGACCAGTTGTCGCGGTCCTGTGAGGACGCGAGCTGCCCGCGCTCGGTGCCGAGGAGGAGACGGAGAGGGATACCCGAGGTACCGGCAATCTGTTCGAGCACCGAGGTCGCGTTGCTACCGAATGCGGCGATCTGCGCGGAGAGCATGTTGATTTTGGTGCCACGAGTCCGCAGGGTCCGGCTGAACCCATGCTCGTACTCGTCCACCTGCGCGTCCATGCTGTCCTCTTCCTCTTCGCCGAACTCGATCTCCGGGTCCACGTCGATCTGCATTCCGGGGTTGGCGCGGAGCCACGTCGCTTCCGAGCCGCCCCCGATGATCTTCAGAAGGTCGTCGAGATGGTTCCACACCGCGCGCAGGCGGGGCTTGCCGAACACCTCGTTTTCGAGCACACCCTCGGCGATGTGAATGACGCGCGTCCAGTGGACAACATCGGGCAGGCGCGCCGCAGCGAGCGTGACGCGGTAGGTCTCGGGCAGTCCGAAGCGCGGGTTGGACGGATCGTCCACCAGCTTGTCGATGACCGCCCACGCTTGACCTACGGGAGTGAGGTAGGCGATCTGCTCGGGCTTCGAAACACGCGGCAGAGGAGACGAGAGCGCCCCCGGAGCGCCGATCAAGAGGATGCTGTACTCCCCAAGGCCCGCGAGGATGTCGGCGCGCTGGAAGCGGGACCACGCATGGAGACGAGCGAACAGCTTTTCAGCCTCTTTCTCGAACTCCGTAGTGATCTTGGTGTCCTCCGTCTCGCGCAACCAGATGTCGCCCGACCACGTCGCTTTCGGGTACGCCTCCACGATGCGCTCGGCGATACCGCCACGCTCGTACTTCGCTCGGTAGTCGGCCAGAGTGAGTTGCGGGAGATACCCAAGCGCGGTCGGGATATCGCGGCGGTAGGCCCCTGTGATGGTAGGGAACGTCAGACCCATCTGGGAGAGGCCGATGGCCCGCTCGACCAGCATCGAGGCGCTCGGTGAGGTAGCGATAGCAGCGCGAAGAGAATCGACGGGGAGGCGCGTCGCACCGTGGGGAATGGTGACCAGCGCAGTGTCTTCGGGTGCCGGGGAGGCAGGGACAGCGGACTGCGGGGCGGTGCGCCGCGCCCCCCGTCGCGCTCTGCGTTGCGGTCGTGCCATACCACCTCGACCCTGCTACGTGGCCGCTCCCATCGGCGCTCAGGGCGCTCTAGCGGGCGGGGTGTTGCGAACGACCACTACCGGTAGGGGCTGCTTCTGGGGCTTTAGTGTAGATGTTGGGGGCGGAATGTCAAGGGGGCATGAAAAGAGGGCCACCGTGGACGAGCAATCCAGGTGGCCCAGGAGGCGAGGAAGGAGCTAAGTCTACTCGTCGGTGGGAGGTGGGTCAAGGGGCTGCGCGGTGATCTCAGCGAGGGCTGCTTCAGCGAGCTGCACGTCGCACGCAGGGTCGCCCTCCCAGTTGACCAGTGCCAGCACCACGACCTTTCCGTTGTCGTGGCGCAGCAGCACGACACAGGGCACTGTACTCTGCGGTCGATGGACCGGGTTCCATCGCTCGGGGAGAAACGTAGTCGAGATCCCGAGCACGGTCGCAACGAACCGCTCGAACTGCCACGGTTCGTGCTCGGGCGGAGAGACGATGACTTCGTGACCAGTGAACCCGTCGTCACGCGCAGGACGGAAGTCTCTCACGGCAACAGCTCGTCCGTCTCGACGCGAAGGAAAATCTCCGACGGTCTGGTACCCACCGGGAGTGCTAGCACGCTGTCATCGTCCAACAGCAACACCAGGGCAGGCACTACCACTTGCCCGTCCATGTCGTTGTCCCACACCGACTGCGCGCAGTACGCGAGCAGCACTCCGGTGTGAGTGTAGCTGGGGCCGATGGTGACCTTGACACGGTGACCGATGAACGGGCCACCGTTTCCGAGAGGGGCGCGCTGCATCATCCCTTGCTCCGCCTCGGATCGCTGCTGCGCGGATAAGTGCGGGTCTCGCCGATGGTGCCGTCCAGGCGACGCACGCGCAACTCGCAGCGGTCACCCATGTAGACGACATCACGCATCGTCTGCGCGGCATCCCTGAGCGCTCCAGCGCGCCCGTAGTGGTAGTAACCCACGGGCATCCGCCGCGCGTCGCGCAGCACCCAGACCGTGCCCGTGTCGTTCTTCTTCCTCTTCAGCGGACTCAGCGTGAACACCAATCGTCGTGCCATGTCTGTCTCTCCTTTCTAGTCGTACTGCAACAGTTGTCGTCGAATGCTCTCGATGGTGCCCTTCGACAGCTTCTTCCACGTCCGGCTCAGCTCGACCCCGAGCGCGTAGTGCTCGTCGGTCAACCCGCCCGAGGGCAGCTTGAAGTAGCCGCGCGTTCGCACCGAGGCCAACCACAGCCGCTCGTGCTCCTCGTCGGTGAGCTTGAGCGTCGTCTCGCGCAACTTGTCGAGCTGGAGATCGGTGAGCGGTGGGCGGTGCCCTAGCTCGGTCTCCACCCAACAGCTCGGGGACATCCCGATCTCGCGGGCGATGCGGGCCGCTGAGATGCGGATGTACCGGCGACCCCCGTGCTTGCGGGGAATGAGCAACTGACGCGACTTGCGGATCTCGCGCAGTGCTCGACCGAACATGTACTTGGACGCGCCCTTCACGACAGCGGTACCTCGTGGTGCAGAGCGCTCGGCGCGGGATCACCCGCACGTCCCGGCTGATGGCACTCCCACGTCCACACGAAGAAGTACCCGCTGCCGTGCGGCCTCCCATCCTCGTCGTAGGCTACCCCGTGGTAGAGCACTCTCTCGTTGGCTAGGGCACGCACCGCACGGCGCACCCGCTTGACGGGCACCCCCAGCAGCTCTCCCAGCGCAGCGAAGTTCTCCCACCTGTTGCCACATTCCCCGGTGCCCCACTCCTCGCGGAGAGCAAGGATGATGCGCTCCTTCAGACTTGCGAGTTCGCCCACTAGCGACCCCCTTTCTGTCTCAGGGCCGAGAGTAGCACCACTACGGGGGCAGGGCAAGGGGCCAGCAGGCAGGGTGGTGGGCGACAGGGGGGCTACTGGGGCGATTTGCAACTATAGTGGTCCGGTTACCAAGGACCAGCAATCAAGGTAGTGAGTAGCTACTAGCTATAGCTATCACTATCACTACTTTCTCCCGGTTACCGGGGAGAGTGTACACCCTTGTTTCACACCTGTCAATCACTAGGCACTGCACTCCTGGCTATCAAAGCGAGCCACCGAAGGTGGCGAGCAGGGGGGGTGTGGGGGGGACGGAGGGGTCCAAACGCTCTCCGAGCGCGTCGGGAGGCCCCAAAACCGCTCGGGGCGGGGCCTAGACGAGCTGTTTGGGCCTCGATTCGGCCCTCGCCGCCAATATCGGGTTACCTTGGTACCAAGTTACCAACTGTTTGACTGGTCAAAAACCAACTTTGGGGGTACCCATGCTCCCGATTTTGGGCCACCCGCGAAAATCTCAGGGGGGTACCCCCCTGACCCGCGAAAATCTCTCGGGGGGTGCCCTGATAGCGCTAATACGGGGGTAGTTGTGGTAGTCCGGGGGGGTTACTAGCACTATCACCGGGGCTACTAGTGGTATCACAGGTTACAGGGTGCGGGGTGGTGCGCTCACCCAGGACTTATGCTCATCCTGAGCATAATCCGCCGCGAGAGGGTTAGGTGTCATCGAATGACATGACAGAATCACTGTCGATTTTGACATGACAGAATCACGGGATTTTTTGACATGTCAGATTGCGACATGAAGAATTAGTTGACCTATCAACTACCTTAGACTCAAAACGAGCATAACCTTGTGCTCGATCAGAGCATAACCTTGTGCTCGAAGTGAGGATAAATAGTTAGCACGATAGGTTGCCGGGTGGGGGACGGTAGGCTATCCTCTGCTCTATCCCGCCCCACACCTCAGCAGCTCAGCGCTAGCGCTGGGATCTCGCCGAGCAGCTCAGCGGGTCGTAATACTACCTTTTGAGGTATCAAAGACTAGATTTTGGGTGCCCAAAAAATATGGCGAAACGGAATAAATCCCGTAAAGTGTATAAAATCAATGGGATGCGCGCAACTCGCTGATTCTATGGGAGTTTGCGCTAGGTTTCATCGGGCGAGAAAAAGCTTGACATGCGAGCCGCTCGGGCCGTCTAATAGCTGCCAGAAAGAAACAGAGCGAGCCGCAATCAAGCGGCCGCGAAAAGCGAAAGGAAAGAAACGATGCGCTATCAGACGGAAGCTCAGCAGCTCCAGCAGCGTTACCGTATCGCCGAGCGGAAGCGCCAGCAGCAGCGCCAGCAGCAGCGCCAGCAGAAACAGCAGCAGCGCGGCAACGTCTACCGCGACGGTAACCGCCCGCCCGCGCTCCGCGCTTCGCTGCTGGCCTACGGCGGCGCTGCGGTCCTCGGGTCGTATCTGCTCGCTCCGCTCTTCTCTGCTCTCGCTTTCGTGCTCGCTCGCTGAGAGCCGCCGACATGACCGCTGATCTCATTCTGTCGCTGATTCTGCTCTGCTCGCTGCTCGCTCTCCCCGCCATCGTGCTCGGCGTGCTCTACGCCGAGAGCGGCACGATTTCATCGGAGCGGCGCGGGGCGGGGCGGTAGGCTCTCGCGCCTGACGCTCTGGTGATTCTGCTAGAGCGTCGGGCGGGATCGTACTAACGCGACCCGATAAGCGGAGGTGGAAACCATGAAGCTACCTTTGACAGCGCCAGATTGCGGTATGAGCGCGGAAGAGTTTGAGAGCTTCCGCGCGGATCTCAAGCTAGCGCGGAAGCGCCGACGGAAGAGCCGAGCGCTCTCCGCTCGCACGTTGCCGCTTGGCGTGCTCTCCGAAGGTACGCTGCGCGTTGAGGACATCGCGCCCGAGCTGCTCGATGCTATCGGCGCGCTCACACTCTCTCGCGCGGATCGGCAGCAGATCAACAATCTCCGGCGAGAGTGGCAGCTGCTCGACGGAGTTGACAGCGAGGACACTGCTCCCGGCGATGGCAGCTCGATGACGGTGGGGGAGCAGCGAGATTTCATCCTCGATGACCTCTACCAGCTCGGCGAGACCTACGTGCCGGATTATTGCTACCTCGGGTCGGCGGACGGTGACGGCGCTTGTATCGGCGTCTGGGTTTCCTGGGATAGCGTCGAGAGCGACCGGATCGGGCGGTACGCTGAGATAGCGTCGAGCCGAGAGCAAGCTACCGGCGAGCAGCGCTTCGCGCTTGAGGTCTCAGATCACGGTAACGCTACCCTCTGGCGGCGCTCGGGCCGGACGTGGCGCGAAGTGTGGGCGGTCGTATGAAAACGTTGGCGCAGCTCTTCCCAGAAGCAGCGCGGCTCAACAGCGCGGAGCTTCACTGGTGCCGCTCTTGGCGGTCGTATGATGCGCCAGAAATCCCGCGGCGGCTCTGGTGGCGGGATCTCTCAGAGAATGGCGCGGAGTATGGCCGGTGGGATAGCGCCGAGGACAAGCTCAGCGAGCCGCGCGGATATCACTGCTCTCCTGAGGTGGTGCCGCTTCTGGTGTCGGATCTCTTCACTTTCTCCGATTACTCGGGCGGCTCTGTCGAACGTGCGAACGTGCGAGCTTGGCGAGAGCGTTTCTCCGATTCGGCCTCCCGGCTCTGGTGGTGTGAGATGTGGGGCGGACACGGGACAGAAGCGCTTGGCTTTCATCCCGGACTATGGCGGGCCGCGCGGCTCGGCTCTGATGCGGCCCGCGCTATGGTGGAAGCTCTGGAGAGTCTCGACGATTACCCTCTGCTCGACGACGAAGCGCTCTCAGAAATCGAGATGGAGGCCCAGTCAGAAGCTTGGGAATCCTGGGCGGGCGGAGACTATCGCCGCGCGCTAGCTTCGGAGCTTGACGCTACGCTCAGCGCTCTGCTCGGCGATGAAGCGGCGGAGCTGCTCGGCTCTGAGGTGGATCTCAGCGAAGCGCCAGATACGGCGCTCTTCTCGCTGTTTCTGGCGTGCTCTGATAGCGCTGGGATCTACTGGGAAATCGAGACCGGCGGCGGAGCTTCGCTCGATGTGGAGCGGCTCGCCCAAGAAACAGTGCGGCTCGCTCCGCTCCATGTCGGCGCTCTGTGGGCGAGCTGCGAGCGGCTCTCTGAGGACACCAGAGCGAAACTCGGCGCTCTGCTCCGCTCTGCTGGCGAGCACTTGGCGCTGTATCTGCTCATTGTCGACAGTCCGGCGAGCTGGGCGATTCCGCATGTGCGGCGCTTGTATCGGCTCGGCGCTCTGCTCGCTGGGCAGCTCAACGGCCCGGATATCGCCGACCCCGCAAAGGTCGAATGGTGCGAACTGTGGGGGCGGAGTTACTGAGAGCCGCCCGACATTGCACCGCCCCACCAGATAACAGAGCGGCCCGCGCTAGCGTTAGGCGGGCCGCTTTCCTATCTAATCGGAGCCGCGCTATCCGACCCTCCCCCACAGAGCGCGGCCCGTCTAATCGCCCCACAGAGCGCGGCCCGCCCGAGCCGCCCCACAGAGCGGCCCGAGCAGCTCCCAGCGAGCAGCTCGCACCGCCCCCACCAGAGCCGCGCTCAGCTCGGGCGGTATAGCGCGGCTCTGGCGGAGAGCGGAGCGGCTCTCAGGCGCTCTCAGAGCGAGCCGAGCGGCTCTCAGAGCGCGCCCCACCAGAGCAGCTCTCAGAGCGGCCCGAGCGCGGCTCTGGTGAGGCTCTGGGAGAGCGGCTCGGCTCTGCTGGCGCTCTGGCGGCGCTATCCGGCCCGGCCCGGCTCGCTGAGAGCCGCCCGAGGTGGAGCGGAGAGCGGCTCGGCGAGCGGCTCGCTCTGAGAGCGGAGAGCGCGGCCCGATGTGGGGCGGAGAGCGCGGCTCGATGCGCGCGGGCGGAGCGGAGAGCGAGCAGCTCTGAGAGCGGAGAGCAGCTCGGCTCTGGGAGAGCGTTCGCGGATCGCTGCTCGACGGGAGAGCAGAGCGAGCAGCGATGCGAGCGGAGCGGCCCGAGCAGCTCAGCGAACGCTCGCCGCCATCCCTACCTTCTGGTAGGCCCGCTCCCTACCATTAGGTACGCTCGCCGCGCGACGATTGCGCGGGGGGGTGGCGGGGTCGGCTTCCGGTAGCCGCCCAGCGCTCGGGGTGGTGGGGGGTGAAACGGGTAAATAGGGGTCAAGGGGTGGCGGGGGGCGCGACGGGTAAATAGGTGGCGGGGCAGGGGCGGCGTAAATAGGGGCTATTGACAGTAGCGGGTTAGCGGTGGTACCTTGGCAAGCGCTGGACCGGGCGGCGAATCGACGCGGCCCGACGTAACAGCCCGAAGGGGCGAGGAGATCAAACGAATGAGCGAAAGCGTCAAGGTGTTTTCGGCGAAGCTGCCGCGCTATCACGGGCGCGGTCTGGGCTTGGAGGTGGAAATCGCGCGTGAGTTTCGGGAAGCGCTCACCGTCGAGCTGGTCCCGGTCAACATGTTCGAGGAGCTGTCAATCTGCGGCGCGGCGGGCCAGAACCGCGAGGAGATCGCGCGCACGTTCGCGGGCGAGCCGATCATCGGCGAGCTTTGCGATATCTGGGCGCGCTACCACCTCAACGGAATGCGAACGGGCACCCGCCGCCAGCGTGAAACCCTCGCGGCAATCCGCGCCCGCACCGGAGCGGCGCTCGATACGTTCGACGCGCAATCCGCCGCGCTCGATGCCGCCACGCTGACGGGCGACTATCAGCCCGAGCGCCGACCCGCTGAGCCGTCCGACTGGGCGCACGCGGAGAAGCGCGCCGACCACTGGGAGAGCGAACGCAAGCGCTACCGGCTAGCGGCGGGGCACGGCCCGACGTGGCAAACGGAAGACCTGCCGCTAGACTTCGCCGACATCGAGCACGGGCGCAAGCTCTGCCCGCAGTATTACCACGGCACACCGGGCAAAAAGGGCGCCTACTTCGAGCGCTTCAAGGTGGCCGAGGAGCTGGCGAAGTGGGCCGAAGAGCAGCGCGACGAGTGCCGCGCCAAGGTGGCCGCGATCAAGGCCGGGGGCGTGGTCTACGGTTACGGCTCGCGGTGGCTTGTCGAACCGTTGCCGCCCGAGGTGTCGGCGCGGGTCCGCAAGCTCTGCGCGATGATCGAAGCGGAGAGCAACGCGCCCGACCCGCGCACCGTCAAGGGCGAAGCGATGCCGCGCACCGTTCACGACTTGTTGCCCGGTGATTCGGATTTTCTCGGCGCTCAGGACACCCCCCCACCCTATAAGCTGGAAGGGGGGGCAGCGGAAGCGGGCGAGGGGGGCGAGGATTCCGACGAAGGGGGCGACGACTCGGGCGAGGGGGGCGAGCTGTGGGCGATCATCGACGGCGAGCGCTACGAGATCGACGAGACCGCCGACTCGTACGGGGCGCTCTATATCGAGTCGGGCGCGATGCGCTGGCGCATTTTCGAGAGTCGAGAGGCAGCGGGCGAAGCGGCGCGCGACCACTGGCGCGAGATGGCGGAGAGTGACCCGCGCGAGTTCGCGGTGATGGTCGGCGATGACACCTTGACGGCTTGGGCGCTCGGGCGGTCGGCGGGTCCGGGGTCGGCCAAGGTGCGAAGCCTCGCCGAGTGGCTCGATATCGCCGCCGCTTCCCCTGAGGAGCTATTCGCCAACTACGACGGGCAAGCGTGCAAGGTGTTGAAGATCAGCGAAGCGCTCGCCGATGAGCTGGGATTCGAGAGCGGCGCGCCCGACGGTGATAGCGGCGACGGTGGGCCGGTTGCCTACCGGGAGAGCTAACCGAAGCTATACAGCCCCTCACGGGGCGAAAGGGGGCAAGTGAGAGATGCGAAAGGCTGAGATAACGTTTCACCGCGACGGCTTCAGCGAACCGGTGGCGGCGGTCAATGTCAAAATGCACCGGGTTCCCGAGTGGCCCGATTCCCTTCTCCGCTCAGTGGCGGCGGGCGCTTTCGGCGCGGACCCGGCAACCGTGGCGGAGTTCGTCGCCGCGTGGCGCGAGCTGGAAAGCGACGGAAGCGGGGAGGCGATCCGGCCCTTCTGGGATGCCGCCATCGAGGACGGATGGCGACGGCTCGAAGAGCACGCGCGGGAAATCTGGGGCAGCGCTGCCGAAGTCTGGGCGGAGGGGCGCTCGGGCGGGTGGGCGGTGGCCGCGCCGCACGGGCGCGCGTGCAACCTCGCCACCGTCGGCGGGTGGGATGCGCTCGCCGTCAACAAGTGGGGGCG